GATCGGGTCCATCGCCTCAATCACATCTGACGCTGCTCGAATAGCCGCGATCTGGTTCCAGATCGCCTCGCCCGCCGCCCATGCAGCTGCTTCCTCCGGCGTCCAGCTGGCTTCGCCCTTCTTGGCAAGCTGCGCCGCCTGAGCCGTCAAGTTCCTCTGCTTCCACTCAGGGCAGATAGCAATGATCCGGCGATAAGCTTCTTCTTTGACACGCTCGACTGTGCCGGGGATGTCCTCAACCACCCAACCGCGTGTGACAACGCCGTTTGCCTCAGCCAGTGGGGCTTGAGTCAGGCGCTGATAACGGGGATCATAGGTAGGCTGCGCCTCAACCTGCACCGGATACATCCCGTATGCGGCAAGCAGGTTTTCGGGTGGCGCGGCGGGGAAGCTGACTTGTGGGTTGTCTTTGCGAAGCTGGCGGATAGTGTATCCCTGCCACTTGCCGCCGATCTGTTTTGCGTACATAATCCTACCTTTTTATACGAGGCTATATTCGGTTATACCGTTTACAAACCCAGATACATATAATTTCTGCCCACTATCCCCAAAGCCCACCCCCCACGGGCCAGTTTCTCCGTCAGTGGCTGTGTTTAGAGAAAGCCCGCTTGCAGACGCGGTAGACAAATCAAACGCGCTACTCAAATCGTACTGGTACACGTAGTCTGTCGCATTATCCGAAATAAACATTTTTAAGCCGTCAGGCGATAGCGCAATTCCGCGAGGAACTGTTTGAGAAAGTATAAAGGTTTGAGCCAGCGTAGCGTTATCAACGTCACCGCCGCTAATTGTGACTTTTTCCGCTTTGTCGGCGCCAGAATCTATCTTAAATAAAGTTGGCGTTCCCGAAGGCTCGGCGTAATGCAAACCTCTAGGCTCATTAGTGGAATTGCCGTAATCAAAATTTGTTCTGGTGGACAAGTCGTATGCCGTGCTTAAATCCCAGCTATTAAGAGTATCTGGCCCAGCGGCGGCTAAATAAACTCTTTGTCCGGTAAAGTTGAAACAAACACCTGTCGGAAAATCCGCTTCGGTCTCAACATTAACCGATGTTACGAGACTAAGCGTGCTTATGTCCCACGCGGTGGACAGAGAGTATTCCCGTAAATAGTCTACACCTGAGATGACCTCAGTAGTAAATAAAATAGTTCCAGTGGGGTTAAAATCAAAGTCATAAACTGTTCCACTAAATGACTGGGATTGGACATATGTAGGTTTTGACAGAGAGTACGCTGTATCCGCCCCCACACCCCCAGCGCCCTGAACCTTATGCCACAACATCAGGTGCCGTCCCCCACAAGTGCGCCGTAGAGCGTTGTGCTAACTTTCCAGATCGCAATAACCGTATAGCCTGTAGTTGCCAGCGTAGGTGCGGAACCGCCATTGTTCACCCAAGTTATTGTGGGCCAAGTAATTGTGCGAAAAAACCCGTCATCAACCATCAGCGTGATCGCCTGACCAGCCGTGAACCCGTCTGTGTAGGTCGTGTTGCCAGTCAGCGTGTGGGTCTGCACAGAACCATTGTCAGGTTCCAAGGCAACGCTCGTACCGCTCAGGGCATAGACATCTTCGGTGATGGTCCCTGCGGTAACAACAGGGTTGGTCGTGTTCATCACATCAGCAGCAGCCGCAGTGGCAAACACAACAGCAGATCCAGACAGGTTAATCGCTGCATCTGAGTTGCTACTTTCAGTGACAGTACGGCTCAGAGTGGTTCCAGACGCTGTGTAGGTGCCCGTTCCAATCTCCCAAGCTGTGCCGTCTTCAATGACGTAACGCACAGTCTCCCCGTCAGCCACGCCAGCATCAGCGAATGACTGATAGCCGCTCTCAGCGGAGCCAAGCGTGATTGGACTTCCCGTGCCAGTACTGGCAGTGGACATCTTGGCGCGGTTGACGAGTTTGACCATTTATCAGTCCTCAGTAATCGTGGTGCCAGTACCGATGCGCGGTGTGACGCCAGTCGAAATGCTGATGTTCGGCGTGATTGCCCCGTAGTAGAGGATTTTGCCTGTCCCGGTGCTATCGGTGCCGATTGAGACGTGCGTTGCTGTCTCAGTGCCACCTGTCGCTGCCGGGAAGTCAATGTTGGCTGTTGGGGACACGCTGTTGGCCGTGATGGTCCAGCCGCCAGAAGTCCGAGCCACTGCGACACGAGCATAGCTGGTGTATGCGCACTCGTTCGTGGTCTGGTTGCCAGCCTCTCCGGGGTCAGATGTGTGAAGCGCAACGTACAGGTTCGTCAGGGGAGACGTTCCGGCATTGTCTGCGATGTTGGCGATGGCCGTGGCGTTGAAAATCAACTCCAACAGGTCGTTTTCAAATGTGTTGCCCTTTGACATTGGACAGTCCTCTCAGTTTAACGCCCAAAGGGGCAGGGTTTTGCCGACTATATCACACAGCCAGCGCACAATCTATTTCCGCCGTGCGCGTTGCAGTTCGCGCTCAAGCCGCGCAATCTCTTTGCGCATTGCCACAACGTCAGTGACGCGCTCCCACGCTGGCGATGCTGGTGGCTGGTCTTCTATCGCTGGCGATTCGTCCTCTATAACTGCTGGCAGGTTTTCGGGTTCGTCGCTCATGCTGGTGCCTCCGGCCATGTGATGTTTTCGGGAAAGCCCTCTTGCTGAGGAACGTCGCGCAGGGCCTGGCGATAGGTGGCCCATGCCGCCGCATCAACAGGCGCGTCCGCAACCTGCGTCCAGTCGGATGAGGCTAGAAGGCGGTCGCGCGTTTGACGGGCTTCTTGTGCGGCCATTTCGTCTGGGTCAGGCGCAACGTAAGGCGCGATTGACCCAAACTCGCCAGCCTGTGCGCGCTCATAGAGCGGGTCGCCGGGTTCAAGACAAGCTGACCCGGTGCTGTCGTCTGAGTAATCGGCCTGTATCCAGCCCAGCGCGTTTATTTCTTTAAGGTTCTGAAACATCATGCCACCGCGAAGTCGGCTGTGCCGCTTTCTATTTTGTTATCTGTCAACGTAATTGTACACGAAGACCCGGTTGATGCTGTGACCTGAATGTCAATTCGGTCTCCAAGAACAACCGCCACATCAGAAAAACGCACGCCCGTTAGATTGGTGTACGTGGCAAACGCCGTTCCGTTTTTGCGAAATGAAGTGGTAAATGTCGTGGGACTTCCAGATGATGCGATTGTGGTTGCAACGCGAATTGTCCCCGGGACCAGAACGCCAACTGAAGCCTCATCAATCAGCGCCGACCCTGACCCGCTTCCCGACAGCACGAGACTAAAGTCTTTCAACCTGCGGATAGGCGTGCTGCCGGCTGTTGGTGGTTGTAAAGCCGCTGTCCGAACCTTCGGCGCTCCGCTTGCCCCTTCAGCCAATGCCGTGGGGTTTTCAAACGCCGCCAGAGCCTTGGCGCTTGTCCACGGCTCGCCCGGTAGCAGGCTCGATGTGCTTTGACTTGTCCAACTTGCCATTAGTCCCTCACTGTATCACGTAGCCCGTCGTTCCGTCCGGCATTAGGCCCGTGTTCTCGGTAATGTAGCACGCATTTTCCTTTTCCGCATCAGTCGCGGTTGCGAAGTCAGGCGCGGTGTTTTCCATGATAAAGCTAGGTCGCTCAAACAGGATGAATGATTGCGCTAGGACGCGATAAGAGAACCCCGGCTCAAGTTCTTCCCACTCGATAATCTGCCACGGCTCGGTGACAGGATTGCCCAGCGTGTCAATGGCGTCATAGCTGGTCACGAACATAACGTCGCCAACAGCAAGCGTTGCGTCCTTTTCGGCTAACTGCAATTCCAGATATTGCGGCGTTGTACGATAGCGTTGCAGGAATGAAGCCTGCACCAATACCGCATTCAGGTCAGTGCGCAGAAGCGGCGAATACCATTCAAGATTTCGCACAGTGCCGTCTGCGAAATTTGCGCTCTCGGCCTCAGCGTCAATGCGTATCCGCTGCGTTGAATAGTTCTTCGCGTCGGTCAGGCTTTCGGTCGGGTCTTTGCGCCCGTAGTAAATCGTCACCCGCGTTCTGCGATCGTCAGGCGTGCGCTTAAGTGCGCTGGAAACAATCGCGTTCCGCTCGGTCAAAGTGATTGGCGGTTGGCTTGGCTGTCGCAACGCAAGCAACTTAATCTCTTGGTCCCGCTCATCCCACCAGATGGAAAACATCCCGTCACGCATGGCCTCTGCGCATATCTCGGACACTGGACGCGGCTCAGTGAATGAGCCTGTTCCCTTCAGCGTCGAAAGCCAACTTTCGCCCTCACTTGTCCAGTCGGTTGCGTAAGGTATCAGGCTTGCCGGGATAGTCGTGTGATTATTCAGGAGGTCATATACCATTTCCCAATACAGAATATCGTCGTAATGCCCGACGCGCTGCATACCGTCATCTGCGCTATGCTCGTCCGCTGTCGTACCCAGAGCGCCACGAACAACGCCGCTGAGTGACCAGACACCCGCGCTGCCTGTGTAGCCTGTGTAGCTAATCACCTCACCGCTCAGACGGCCATAGAATAGCCCGTCATTGCCGAAGCTATCCGACACGTCGTCCTCGGTTCCGGTAACCGTGATGCTGGTCGTGCTGGCGTTAATATCGGACTGCAAGCGCAGGTCGGTTGCGCGGGGGAACTGCGCTTTCTTGCGCTCCGCCCTGCCAAGGGGATCTAGCCCCGTGATAGTCCACGCCCCGCCCGAAGGCGGGTTGATGTTCGTCACGTCATAGCGGCGCACTGTCATCGCCGCCAGGCTATCGCCCTCCTTGCCCGTGTAGAGATACATCTCCAACTGCGGCACAGCCTCGCCAAGCCATGCCAAGAGCAAACGCCCGATGCTTCCCTGTACGGTGCGCTCGGATGCGTAGAAGTCGCCGAATTGATTGCGGAACTCGAAGTCATCTAGTGTGACGGAAACGGTCCCGCGCAAGCCGAACGGGCTTTCACCCTCACGCACCGCTCCCAGGTTAAGCCGGGTCGGCTCGGTCCTTACTGTGCGCAGGATAGGGATTGCTGGCCCATACCATTCATCGGATGTTGGCAATCCAGCCGTGAGCGGTGCCGGGTCGCCCGGTCGCGTGAAATACCAGCGCAACTCGCCGTCGAGGTTAAAACGTCCTTTGCGCCGCAGGTGTTGTACGTCT